AAGGATAGAGATTGAAGGGTATGAAGTGATTGACGAGCCAATGATGAAGAACTACAAGAAGCATGGTCAGCAATCAATAAAGGGAAAGTATTTTCGGACTAAGGCAATACAGGATCTGGGAGAGGATGACAAGTTTGTCAAGTTCTTGGATAACATCAGTTATGCTGACCGAATAAAGTATTACACGATTCTTTACATCACTGGTGAGTTGTTCTTATGGAAGGAAGTAATCGAGTTAGGTCCAAATGCTGGAGACATTTATCTTCATGCGCTGAACAACCAAAATGTAACTGTCTTGGTTAGTAATACCTTTCCCCAAGTGATCACCGGCTATCGTTACTTTGATATTGGATTTGACGGCAACTTTACTACAGATGAAATAATTCATGTAAAGTATTACAACCCGACCATAACAAACGGTTATCAGTTTAGGGGATTGAGTCCATTACAGGTGTTATCTAAAAGGATAACAAGATTAGAAGCTGGGATGGATGCTTCGGTAGCTCAGATGCAGAACGGCGGTGTGCCTGGTATCGTGTACGAAAAAGATGCTTTTGCGGTTGAGACATTGGGAGAAAGAAAGAATGATTTCGGAAAGTATTTAAGAAACTCTAGCAATAAGGGTGCGCCATACTTTGCAGGCGGTGAGATGGGATATATCGAGTTAGGACTTTCCCTTGCTGACATGGATGTAACTACATTGCAGAAGATAGACTTCACTAAGCTTTGCAATGCTTACAAGATGCCTGAGGTGTTACTTAACAACACCGATGCAAGCACATACAACAACATGAGTACAGCACTTAAGATGTTATACACTAACTCGATTCTACCGAATATCTTTTTGTTTGTGGATGCGTTGAAGCAATCAGTGATTCCTCACTTTGCTATGGATGGAGTGAAGCGGACCATTGAGATTGACATTAGCGATATACCAGCGATGCAAGAAGATATGAAGATGCAAGCGGATGCGTTGAATGCTATGTGGTGGATTACTCCGAATGAAAAGAGATCTATCCAAGACTTTGAGATTATCGATAACCCAATGATGAACGAAATCTACATAGACGGCGGCAAGGTTCCTTTAACTGATTTGATGCCGTCAGACTTTACTGATGTTGAAATGGAGGACGAAGATAGAATCGTATGACAAAATCAATAGAGGACATAGTCGCCATCTGTGAAAAAAAAATAATGATGGCTTTATTGTCGGAGTTACCTACTCCGACTTGTCCATTGAAGAAGCAGCAAAACGAGTGGAAGAAGGACCAGGTGAAGAAGACATTGGCTGCAAGGTTAGGACATCCAGGGTTAGGCATAACGGTAAACATTGATGTAAAATGACAAGCGCAGAACAACGAAGATATTGGAAGGACTTTAACGCATTCCAGCAAAAGTGGGAGAAGGTCTTTGTGTCTAAGTTTAAGAAGGCGTTGCGCATACAGGTTGAAGCTTACGCTAAGACGGCCAACACGATGGAAATCCCATCTTTCCCAATCTATACAGTTCTATTGGAGCTTTACACAACGGTTGGGCCAAGATGGGCAAGATTCATAAGAGAGGACAGCATTAAAGCAGATGACACATTTGCTAGAGGGCAGATGGGGTTCAATGAAAGGATTGTGCAGCTTATTCGTGATTACTACGGAGTAAACTTGCTTAATGATGCTGAGTTGATGACGCAATATAGCCGGGAGGTTATTGTTAGGGTGTTAGGTCAAGCGGCGGAAACAGGCGCAAGCTTTGACGACATTGTTAAAGAATTGCTGAAACATCCTGAGTTCGGAGCAATGAGGGCGCGAAGGATTGCGAGAACGGAAACGGTGACGGCTGCAAATGGTGCGGCTATGTTGTATGCAAATGAGTCTGGTAATGTGATGGAGAAAGTTTGGATAGCGGTTAAAGATTCGAGGACTCGTCATGATCACAAAGCGGTTGACGGCACAAGGTTAGACATTCAAACTCCATTTGAGCTGATAAATCAAAAGTATGGCAAAGTTCAAATGATGCAACCTGGTGCGAGGATTCAACCGAACGGCTTGCCGGTTCCTGCGGTGGAGGTGGTAAATTGTCGGTGTACGGTTGCGTTCAGGGCTAAGAGGGGAGCGGATGGCAGAATCATTAGAAAAAACTTGAAGTAAATAAAAAATATCTTAACTTTATATCGTGAGTGAAATCTACCAAATAAAGCAGGACACAATAGGGGCAACCGTTACCGACGTTGACGGTATCAAGGGCGTTGTTACCGGTTATTTTTCCCGGTTCAATAATGTTGATAGTGACGGCGACATTATCAGACCAGGTGCCTTTAAGAAAACCATAAAGGAGCAAGGACCGGATTCACAGCAACCAAGAATCAAACACCTTCTTAATCATGATCCTTCACAGCCGTTGGGTAAACTAATGAGCTTGAAGGAAGATAAGACAGGGCTTGCTTATGAGTCACAAGTGGGAACGCACACACTAGGTCAGGACTTCATCAAGATGATTGAAAGCGGATTGATTACTGAGCATTCAATCGGATTTAGAATAATGAAGCGCAACCAATTGCAACCGTATGAAAGCTATATAAAGAATCCAGCGCAAGGGATGTATGAAATCAGTGAGATGAAACTTTACGAAGGTTCTTCACTCACCGCTTGGGGTGCTAACCCATTAACTCCCATCACTGGACTTAAGAGCGAAGTAGATGTTGATTTGGTTATTGCTCAGAGTCAGGCAATAGAGAAATTTTGCAGAAACACAGATGCAACGGACGAGACAATCGAGATGTTGCTATTACATAGTAAACAATTATCACAATTAGTCCTAGACATGAAGAAAGGCACTGAACCGATGGAAGTCATTCAGCCGTCAGAAAGTATCGCGGACATGATTCGTGAGTTTAATAAGTCTATACAATAACCCGCTTTTAAAAACCAATACAATGGAAAAGAAAGAACTAATGGCAGAACTCGAAGGCCTTAAGTCTAGCTTGGAGACAAGTATCTCTGAAAAGACAAAGAGTGAAATCGCTGATCAATTGAAATCAGTAATATCTTCTATCGACGAGAAGATGAATGCATTTGCTAGCGGAAGCGATTCAGCTGAAGCAGTAAAGGCAATGACTAGCGAATTTAACGCTTTGAAAGCTGAGCAAGCTGCAATCCTTAAAGGATTCGATTTGCTTCAAACTCGCGTTAAGTCAACTGGTAAGAATGCAGAATCTAAGAAGTCTTTCAACGATGTATTCGGCGAGACTTTGAAGAACAACTTCGAAGCATTCCAACAAATCAAGAAGGGCAATCCAATGAGATTCGACCTTAAGGCAGTTGGAACAATGACTTTGGGTAACAACTTGACTGGTGACGGTGTTGCTACTTACGCAGCTTCACAAGCAATCCTTCCAGCTCAGAGAACTAACATGCGTGACCTTTTGTCTACTGCAATCTCTTCTACTGGTCTTTATGTTCAGTATCGTGAAACAGGTTCTGAAGGTTCTATTTCAGTTCAAACTGAAGGAAGTCCTAAGACTCAAATCGATTACGATTTCTCTGAAATCAAAATCGTTGAAGATTACATCGCAGGTTTTGCTCGTTTCTCTAAGCAAATGATGAAGCAATTACCTTGGATGGAGACTACACTTGTGAGAATCCTTACTCGTGACTTCTTCAAAGCTGAGAACGCTGCGTTCTACACTGATTTCCAAGCGCAAGCAGGTTCAGTTGTAACTTCAAGTGAGACTGATCGTGTTAAGTACATCATGGACCTTATTGCTGGTCAGAACAACAATAACTTTAACGCTTCTTACGCTTTGGTTAATTACACTGACTTTGCAAGCTTGAATAAATTGCTTTACACTAACGGTTACTACCAAGGATCGGGTGGAGTAGTTAGTCAGCCAAACGGTGCTATCACAATCAGCGGAACTCCTATCGTTCCAGCTTCTTGGATGGGTACTGGCAAGATTGCTATCTTCGACCGCGACTACATCGAAAGAGTAGAGACTGAAGCTGTAGCAGTTGAGTTCTCAATGGAGGACAGCGACAACTTCCAAAGAAACTTGATCACTGCGAGAATCGAGTGTCAAGAAGCTTTGAACGTGATGTTGCCTGCTTCTGCGCTACACACTGACTTACCTGCATAATCTCTGGTTAGTTGATAAATAAAAGCCCTGCCCCCAACCGGGTGGGGCTTTTTAAAATACTTTAGAAATGGTCAATTATAATTCGGTTTTAGACATAGAGTTTAACGATGCTGGAATCGTTGAACCAGTTACATTGTCAGAAGCAAAGGACTTTTGCAAGATAGACATCGGAAGTGATGACGCACTGATAACGGCATTGATAACCGCAGCACGTCAGATGTGCGAAGCTTACACTGGTGTTGGCTTTGTGGAAAGAGAGTTAACGGCTGTTTTGAACAATAGCAATGGCGACATATACATTCCTTATGGTCCGACAGTTGAGATATTAAGTGTGACCGATGAAAATGATAATACGCTGGTTCTAGGCAATGGCTATAGATTGAGCGGCATATCATTTAAGAGATTGGAGACTCCGAGACTAACGAATATCACTATTAATTACATTGCTGGTTATAGTGCATTGCCTGAAGTGTTAAAAACTGCGGTTCTTAACCAGGTGTATTACCTTTATGATAATAGAAGCCAGGGAGTGGATGACATCGGTCCAATTGCTAAGTCATTATTAAACATTTATAGACGTGTATAAATTAAACCGAAGAGTAACACTAAAAAGATATACTACGCTAAAGAATGAATTTGGCGGCCTTACACCTGTGGTCACTGGTGAGTGGAGTAAATGGGCGGAGGTAAGAGATAGGACCGGAAACAGTCTGAATGAGTATCAACAAAGTCAGTGGACATATACGCATATATTCGTATTAAGATACGAAAGAGAAAGACCGTCAAGGTCTAACGATGTTTTACTTTACGAGAACGAATACTACAAAATAAATTATATCCAAATAAGAACGGAGGGGCATAAATCGTTTGAATGGATAGAGGCAACTAAATTAGATGAAAATATAAACAGCGATGCACCAATGGACACATCAACGATACAGTATGTAAATTATACCGCCATTGGTGACGAGTTTGTAATCACTGACGGCAATTTAATTGGTAAGAATATCTTCTTGGTTCTGAAGGATGGAGTGGGCTTTGAGCTTTTGTTAGGCGGTGTTCCTTCAGGCAAACAAGTTGTATTCAATTCAACACTTGGAACACTAACGTTTGGCGTTACGTTTGCGACTGATGAAGTCATAACATATATTTACTTTTAATGAGTTATAAAGTACCATATAGCACTTTACCTGATCTTGGGGCTTTGCAGCAAGGGGATTACGTTCCAATGCTTCGCGCTCCATTTGATGAAGGAAAGGCATTTGTAAGCGATTTTAAGGCGGCTATTTCGCCTTCAAATGTTTACAGGGTAGAAATGTCTCAGACTGGCACAAGTGCGCCAAATGTGCTGCAAGAATACGAAAACGCAATAGGTGCGATAAATTGGACTTATGTCGGTAATGGAACTTATAATGGCAACTTAACAGGTGCTTTTGCTGGTGCTGTACCTGTGCAAGATTATATTTTCGGATTGGTGCAGTTTGGCAAGACATATTTTTATGGAGTGCAAAAAGTAGATGCTGACAACATAACACTTTACACATTCGATGAAACCTGGACTTTGAGGGATGACATGCTTTTGAATACAACGGTAAACTTTTATATCTATGTTTAAAGTAGAAGTAAAAGGACTTGATGCAACGATTAAAAAGTTTGAAACGCTTGCACAAAGAACGCAAGACGATGTACAAGCTTCTTTAAATGATTTTGGAGATAGAGTGGAAGAAATGTCTAAGAGATTAGTCGCGGCTAATTCAAGCGATGAAGGAGCTTTGCTAAGAAGCATAAGCAAGCAGTATGGCAACGGTAATGTATCGGTAAAAGCAAGTGCTAGATATGCTGCATACATTGAATTTGGAACGAGAAAGTATGCTGCAAATTATGTGTCTTCTTTGCCTCCAGATTGGGCAAGTTATGCGGCGACATTCAAAGGATCAGCTGGCGGAACCTTTCAGGAATTTATGATGTCGATAATGGCATGGTGTAGAAGGAAAGGGATTGACGAGAAAGCAGCTTATCCAATAGCTCGAAGTATTATGATTAACGGAATAAGACCTAGACCATTTCTTTACCCATCGGTTAACGCGGAGCTTCCGCAGTTGATTGATGACATAAAAGCGATATTCAAATGAAAGATGTTAACAGCGCATTACTGCAAGCTTATTACGAAGTGGTCAATCCTATTGTGCCATGCTATGAGGGTGAGGAACCCGACGACGTAAAGGATAAATTGTATGCAGTTCTAAGCGATGCGACAAGCAATGAGACATCTACGGACAATTCAAGTGATGTGCTAACAACGATACAATTGTCGGTTCATTCTTGGGAGTATAAATACAATAATAGCAAAAGTTTAAATACTGCGGTAGGTCAAATTTTGGAGGCAATAAAGCCAAACTCAAAAAGTGTGTTAGATTTATCGTTTTATGGATTACAAATGTTAAATTTGAGTGTGCAAACTGACCGGACTGAGAGATTCGGGGAATTAGGAGGTAAAGTCTTTATCACTCGCACTTTGATTTTTAAGCAAGATATTTTCATTACAATAAACCCATAAACTAAAATAAAATGGCAGAACACAAAGTAGCCGGCGGCACGATGTTACTTTTCATCGATCCAACAGGCGGTACCGATTACGACACAGTCGTTTGTCTTACATCAGTTGGTAAGTCTGACTCAATCAGTGTGGTTGATGCTTCTTCAGCATGTGGACCGGACAAATCACCTGGTACATTGGAATTGTCTTA